TACAACACAGTTAAAGAATGAGATTTTTAGACGGGGTTATATTTGGGAGGAAAAGTTTGCCTATAAATGTAGAGATTGCGGAAATGAACATGATACTCCAGTTGAACAGTGTAATGATTGTGGTTCTATTAGTTTAGCCAAACCTGATAAGAATCAATTGAAATATGCTAAGGCATTTTTGAAAGGTTATGTAAATGATTCAGACCAAATGTTCGTTGATGTATTAAAAGAATTGGAAGACGATTTGAATATTATGGATGATGCATATGTTATGTTAATCAAAGAGTATTACATTGATAATATGGGTAAAATTCGGATGCATAAGATTAAAGAGATGTATAGAGGAGACCCTGTAACAATGCACATTTACACTGATGAAGTAGGTGAAAAAGGAAATTCAGGGTTTACTTGTGTAAAACATAGGGAGATTATTGATGAAAACCCAGTAGGATTATGCCCTGATTGTGGAAGTAGTTTAGAACCGATTTATTTTGTTAATAGGTGTAATGGAGAGGAACAATATTATCTTAAAGGAGAGGTCTTGCATTTCAGTAAATATAATCCTAGTAGACTATATGGTTTATCTCCTATCCTTACATTATGGAATCACATTACAACTCTAATTGCTATGGAGAACTATGTGAATTCTTCTTATTCTAAGGCTAGAATGCCAAGAGGATTATTAGCTGTTCAAACTAGAAACATTGACTCTATGAAATCCTTTTGGCGTGGAGTCAAAGAGAAGATGGAACAAGACCCTCACTTCATTCCTGTGATGGGTATTGAAGCAGAAAATGGGAAGGGTTCTATTGAATGGATAAAGTTTATGGATAGCCTAAAAGAAATGGATTATATTTCAGTTAAGGATGACCTTAGAGATAGAATATCAGGGTTTTATGGAGTTAGCAAAGTATTCATGTCAGACAATTCTGCTAGTGGTGGATTAAACAATGAGGGAATGCAAATCCTTGTAACAAATCGAGCAGTAGAGATGGCCCAAACAATATGGAATCATTATGTATTACCATTTATCATTGAGCAATTTGGTATAGTAGATTGGGAACTAAAACTTCCACCATCAGAAGAAGAGGATGAGATTGCTAAACTTAGAAAGAGAGAGATTGAAGTTAATATTGCAGCTTCAATTAAGAATCTTGGATTTGATATTAGCATGGATGATAAAGGCAGATTCAAATATAAAAAGGAACGCCCTGATATGAAATCAAAAGATGGAGAAGGTGGAGAAGCAGAAACTGACCCCTATGCAGGAACCAATATTGACCAGTCTCATATTGGTGAAATGATGGAAGGAGGGGGAAAGCCAACAATGGCTGACGCGGGAAAACCGGAGAAGGTCAAGGGGACGCGCAATAAACCATCCATGAGTGAAGGACCGGATAAAAGATTCAGTGGATTACCAAAAGATGCAGGTAATGAAAACGTTGATAAAAGAACTGAGAGGAGAATACCATGAGTTGGTTTACAGTAGTAAAAAAGGCAGAGTTATTACCACCTAAACCAAAGGCAAAACCAAAGGTAGGACCAAAAACAAAAGTTTCTAATACTATAGGTGATATTGACCAATGTTGTGAAGATGCATTTGAATCTGTTAATATATGGATGGACCAAAATAATCTTGCAATATCACCAGAATGGCCCCCTGATGGTGACCCAATACAAGATATTAGGGAACTTATTAAGACTTGTGCATCATTAAAACGATTCATCAACTCATCCATAAAATCTCTGCGTGATGATAGAAGTCCAGCTAAAGATGAAGTTCAACATATAATGGAAGTATGGGAAAAATGTGACGCAGGAGATATAGGAAGTGGGGATTTAATATGACATGGCAAACTATATTGAAAGCCGATAAAACTGGCACTCATGGAGGAAAGGATGTTACACATATGTATCACTTTTTGAAACGATACTTTAGTCAGAAACATACTGAACAATTTAAGCAAATTTATATTGAATGGGAAGAATTATCTGACCAGGATAAACAGTCTGTGGTTTGGACTCTAGAAAGAATGTTTTCTTGGGGCTATGAAACTGCTGTTAAACTACCCCGTAACCAGATGGGGGGTAGGACCCCTAAAGGCTATACAAAGTTGACTCATAATGTTAGAGATAGGAAGTGGTTCCCAGGAATACATATATCAATATTAAATGGAAGTACAGTAAAGCTAGAGTTTGATGATGCTGAACATATTAAAACCAGAGGACTTTGGATTGAAGGCTCTGATGAAAAAACAGGACGAGGCTACCATCAGTCCTATTGGCATCGTAGAACTAAACCTGCACCAGCAGACGTAAAAATTCAAAGATGGTGGAAAGAATTAACTAGGACTATAAAGAAAACTAGTAACTATTCTTGGAGACATGGATGGGGTTCCTATTCAGGACACAAGGGATATTGATACAATGAGTAAAAGAACAGTGAAAGATATAGAAAAAGAGCTCAAAAGAGCTAGAAACGAGGAGCGAAACTCCCGTAATATAGAAGATAATAAGAAGTTTGATTTTATTGGGGTGGACCCAGAATCAAAAGAAACAGAAAGACCAGACAGTAGTGATGTACCTGATTACATTGGGCCACCCAAGAGAAAGAAGAAAAAGGGAATGGACAGTTTACCCTTCTAGGTGATTATTAATGTCTTTTCTAGATGGAATGTTAATTAGAAAAAATCTAGAAGAGGATACTATATTAAAACAACAGCCAACTGTTGAGGATATTTTATATGAAACTTTAGAACGCAATGCTAGGAAAATAACAACTATTGGTTGGTCTATAGAAAAAGTAAAAGAAGAAATTAATAAAGCTAAACAAAGATATTCTCAACATATCCCCGATGGAGAGATACAGTTAGATAAAACAAGGATGGAACCTGAGCCTAACCCTGAATTAACAGCAAGGCCACATGGTGGTGAAGTTGCTGAAATAAATAATGCTGTGATAATGTCGGCACTATGGCAAATACGTAAATTACTAGATGATAGATTATTCAGAGTTTTACAAGAAATTTTTGTAGAAGAGAAACCAAAAGAACTAATAAGACCAATGGACAATGCAAAAGAGTTAGTATTCAATAAATTCCTGGACAATGTCGAAAAGGATATAGAAATTTCACATACTTTACAAAACAAAATGCATGAACATGGATTATTAACTAGCAAATTTTTATTAGTCATTGAAGATATTACTAAAAGAGGCAAGAGACTATTGCATCCTAGACTTGTTGATAGACTAATTTCTTTTCAAGATGGAACATATAAAGAAACAGAATTATATGATAAGGCAATGGATATGTTAGAGGAATTAGTTGGTGCACCAAGACCTGATAGAGATGCAATAGCAAATGAACTCAGAAATATAATGAGCAATAAAATGAGAAGTGCCGCTGAAGTAATTAAACTAATAAATACAAATCAATATAGATATAGAGGAAGCGAAAGTAAAACCGATTTTTCTACACTACGAAAAAAGCTAGATAAAATATTAGATGAGGATTGGGATGAAGCACTTGATTTATTTTATAGAAGAGTAGATGTTAAAAATGATGAAGGTAAAATTATAGAACATAAACATCATTGGGGAACTCAGAATTTAGATGATGAATTATTAGGAGAATGGGAATCATTAAAAAGAGATACAGAATTAACCTTTGAAGAGATTAGAGGAAAGAAGTATCTAAAAGCAATATATATATTAGAAACAGAATATTACAATGTTAAACAACATTTCAAAGCATACAAGAAACTAAAGGAAATTCTATTAGAACAGCAAGCTTTAGAATTAGATGTTGAATACAATATGAATCAAAGAGAAGACCAATTTCATGCTCATTATAAATCTGTTACAGACCATGTTGAAGAATACGATAAGTATAAGAAAATGGTTCAAAAGGATATTAAAAATAAAGCAAAGCAACAAAAAGACTTCTTAAGGAGAAGAAGACAAGACCCAGAACATGACCCAAAAACATCAGAAGATAGACCGCTTGCTACACAAGAAGAAGCAGATGATTTACTTGCAGAACTCAGAGCAATGCATGAAGAACAACAAGTTCCACAAGTGCATGGTAGGAAGATTGATACTGGTGAAAGAGATGACAAAGGTAGACCTATTTATAGATATGAGGGTGGCCCGAAAGACATGAAAGAAGTAATTGATAAATGGAAGAGATTACAAGAAAAACTTAAGGAGGAAAAAGAATGAGTTGGGAAGATATACTATTGAAGGCATATAGCCCTATGTTAGACAAGGCTAATCCAAAACAAAAGAAGAGAGTTAAGAAGATACTACAATCAGTTCAACCATCAGAATATATGGGACAGGACTTTACCAAACTAGGTGATTTAATAGAAGAATTAAACTCCCTAGATGTAAATAAATCTAAACCTATGAGGAAGAAAATGTCTAGAATAGAAGAAGAAAATGTGTCATTAGTTTCCCGCGCAGCAGAAATGCGTAAAGATTATGAAATTCTATACCGACAATTAAGAGGTATGGTATACCCAAAAAGTAAAGGGGATTTAGGAGAAGAGAAAGATGAGTGAAGAGAAGAGTGAAATACTGATGCTGTTAAAAGCGTTAGTTGATAAAGTAAATAAGTTGGAAGAGGCAGTATACGATAATGACAATATTTTGATGAAATCAGGATTTGTTGTAGTTGATACTCCTACTCCAAATATGGCTGTATCTGATACAGGTGACGTAGATAACATTGCTAAGATGGACTGGAAGGAAATTGGACAGATGGTATCAAAATTAGAAGGTGGTTATTAATGCCAGAGAAAGTAACGAAGGATGAGAAAGCTGCAGAACTTATGTTAAAGGCTGCAGAGAAGGCAATTGAAATACTTGGTAATGCCAATGATTTCAATGAAGATGATTTAACTGGTGAAACAGTTAAGTTGAGTAGACCTAAAGCAGAAAAGATTGCAGATGCTAAAGGAAGCGATGAAGAGAAAACAAAGATTAGAGAACCCATTGAAAAAAGGGCGCCAGATGAAGCTAGTGGTTCGGATAGTGATTTTGATAGGTATAGTAGAACATCAACTAACTTAAGACCACATAGATTATTAGAAGGAAAGGATAGTAGCGGTTGCAAATGGATTACATTAACCCCAAATAAACATGCAGGGTTAGAAGCAGGAGTAACAGCATCATGTGATGAATGCGGAAATGAACCTGGGAAGTTTGGCAACAATAGCCCTGCAAAATTTGTATGTAAGAACTGTGGAAGAAGGGTTTGTGAAACACATAAAGACATGCCGATGAGTGACCTATGGTGATTAAATGCCCATTCAGTCTGGTATCTTTGAGAAGAAAAAGGATGCGTTAGTGAAACGTGTCCTTGATTTCTATGAAGATGTTAGATACAAATACTTATCCGCTAAAGATGACCCCAAGAAGTATGGCAAAGAATGGCATAAAGCAGTAGATAAGATTAGAGATGACTTTGATGGCTTGAGTGAATTTGCTTCAGAAATGAAGAAGTTTGTAGAAGAAGATATAGCATTCCATGATGCGGCTAAAGACCCAGAATCAGTACAAGCTAAACAATTGTATGACCAAGTAAAGGACATGCGATTTAATTCAGATGAACTAAGTGACCCCTTTGCTAAACAATTGGGTGATAAGGTTATATCTACACTGGTTGGCAAGCCCTATATCTATGCTATGTTCATACACTATGCCCTACGCGCACACGCGCATAGCATTAAGTCTGAGTCGTGGGAGAAGCATGGTATCAAACCCGACACTATCACCGAGGGGGTGAAAGGGCTTGACTTAGCCATGAAGGATGTACCCCTTTACATTGTTGAACATTATGGAGATGATGAAGATACTTCAAGAGTTAAATCTAAGTTTAATGGAGCATTGAAAATATTGAAGGAAGTATATCTAGAAGATAATTCAGAAGATAACTGGAATAACCTAGTTAGGTTAGATGTTAAAAAGGCAGAGGATAAAGAGAAGAGTAAGGATGAAAAAGCAGAAATAGACTTTATTATTCCCAATAAACCAATGTATAGAATATTCGAAATTAATGATATAAAAGAACTAAAAGGGTTTAGTGGTGAATGGATAGTACAAGAGAAATTCGATGGGATTAGAATTCAAATACACAAGATAGGTGATAAACCAAAAATCTATACTTATAACAAAAAAGACATCACATCAAAGTGTTCTAATATCGTAAAGATTCTCAAGGAGAAAAAATTTGGTGATATGATTTTAGATGCTGAATTGATTCTATATGACAAAGATGAGCCTTTGCATAGAGCAGATACAATTGCACACCTATTCAGAGGTAAATACACAGATGCTACATTAAAGGCAAGAGTATTCGATATAATGAATCATGATGGAAAGTCTCAAATGGATTCTCCTCTAAGGGAAAGGATAAACATTCTACTATATCAATATTCACAAAATTCTTCGGATGAAATGGCTTTCCCAAATAAGAAGAATACTAAAACAGCCGACTCCTTAAAAGAAATCAAAAAATATGCAAAGGATATAATGTCCTCTAGAACCTCAGAAGGAGTAGTGATAAAGGATATAGAATCCACCTATTATGCTGGCTCAAAAAAGAATCCCAAATGGATTAAGTGGAAAAAATTCATAGACCTAGATGTAATAGTATTAGACAAATCAAAAACCAAATCAAACCTTTATTCCTATACTGTTGGAATTGGACCACTTACAGGAGAAGAGTCTAGAGAACACGATGGAACAGAATATGAGGGTAAGACATATCTTAAAGTTGGAAAAGCCTTGAATACTAAGGAAAATGTTGAGATAGGTTCTATCATTAGAGTCAAGGTTGATGAGGTTAAAAAGAAGGGTACAGGATATAGTTTGTTTTCTGCTAAGGTAATAGAGATACCTGAGGTAGAATCACCTGAAAAACTAATCACCCTAGAGCTGCTTTCAAAAGACAGCAAAAAGTCCTTGAAGTATGATGTACAGGATGCCCTACTAAAATACACAATCACTGATGGAATACATGGTACAGCAGAGATTATTCTAAAGTCTGATTATGATGGATTTACAATCTATGGTTTTGAAGGAGACTCTCTAATGGAGAAGAATGCCTTAGTTGATATTGATACATGGAAAGACCAATTGTATCAAATGAATAAAGCTAAGTCTGCTAAGGCTAGAGTTACTATTTATAACTATTTGAAGGATGTTGGAGAAAAACATGTTTCAGATATTCTAGAATATGTGCGGGAAAAACTCCCAGATGAGACAGATTCCTTATGGGAAAACAATCCACGAAAATTGAAGAATTGGATGAATGACCAAGATACTTACAAACCTTTACCTAATCAGATGTTTGATGCTAACCCTTCGGCTATAATAAAAGAAGAACCAAAACAAAGTAGAAAGGGGGTATACAAATTAATGCTAAGAAAGGATAGTAATATGGATTTAATTATAAATATCAATGATAAGGATATGGCTTGGACAATAGATATTGATGATACAGAGGATATATACAATCTATTCGGAAAAGCTGGTAAGTTTCCAGCAGAAGTTACAACAAAGACACAAGGCAAAAAACTCTTGGATAAAGGGGAAATAATGCTGGGTGTCCAAAAGCATGGTTATCATGAGTATAAGATTGATGGGGACAAGTTTAAAACCCGATTACACTTTAGAGTGGTTCCTGTGAAGGAACAAGATACATGGGTAGTTTGGACAGGATACAAACAAAAGATGCTAGATACCGATGAGGATGAAGGAATATGGGACATAACCGACGACAGGCATAAAAAATTAACCATGCAAATAGGTAATGGCCCGTAGTTCATATAGTAGAGTGGGAAGTGTTGAGTGTGTCCGAAGGGGTGCTGGTTAAGGGTCGTTCAGAAGGCGAGTTTAATATAATTAAATCAGATGAGTTAGTTATCGGTGGATATGCGTCAATTGAAATAGTAGATAAACAAAACGACCTCATTACATTGGATGCATTAACAGACGCAGTTAATAAATACATGGAAATCAAGAAATACAGAAATGTAATGTCAAACCATTCAAATGTTCAAGTCGGAGATGTAATACCTCAGTATAGAGATAAACACGGAACCGTTCATAAAACACAAGTAGATGATGTAGGATTTTATGTTGTTATCAAATTAAGAGATGACATAGAAAAAGCAAAAGAAATTTCAAGAGGGATACGAAAAGGAACCCTTCGTTCATTTAGTATAGGTGGACAAGCATTATCAAAGAGAAAAAAGTCTAATGAAGAATTGGGCGAATATAACGAGATTGATAAATTAGAACTCCATGAAGTAACAATTTGTGAGAAAGGAATTAACCCAGAAGCAAAGTTTGACATATTGAAAGAGGAGAGAGAAAACATGAGTGATAGATTGGAAAAGACTCTTGAGGAGATTAATGACTTAATGAAGCAAGTCAATGACCTCCAAAAGACAAAAGAAGATGATGACACAGATGAGGAAAAAGGTGGCTATGATAAATCTGAGGCTGAACCTGCACCTGAACCTGAAGCACCAGCACCTGAGTTTACCGAGGGTGAGGGAGAACAGGATGAATGGCAGGATACAGATGAAGAAGATGATAAGCTTGAATTGACCTCATTTGATAGTGAGAAAAAGGGAAGGACCGGACCAGAAGGTTTTGTTGAGGCAGGTTTGATTAGTGAGGAATCACAAGGCAAAAAACTACCACAGGCAGGAGCAGTAGGTCCGTTGTATAAGGAGTATACGAATGATGAGTTTGTTACACTAGACCTTTCCCGTGAGAATGTAGAGAAAGCATACGATGCTTTTAAGGCAGAACAATTGGAGAAGATGGCATACGATAACTT